GTAAAACAAATTAAAAACATCCTAAAATATACAGGCATTCATGATTTAAAAAAAGATAATATTATTAAAAAAGGAACTGATTTTTATCTAATAGATTTTTTAATATAATAAATATTCTATCTTCTATCTAATAGGTCTAATATATATAAGAATAGATTTATTATGTCTAAATAAAGTGACAGCGCTGCAAACACATAATCCTCGTCATCATATTGATGTTTTTTATGTTTTCCACCGATAATCAATTGTGTATCATATACAATATAGAATGAAAATATTAGTGTCCCTATAGAAGAATATATTATATTGTAGATATTATCCTTCATAAAACCACTTATGACACCCATAAATAATAATATTATTAATACTGATAAAAGATATGGACCAAATCCAGTAAAATCATATTTGGTTTGGAATGAAAACAGTGTTAATCCTAATGTAATTAAACACGTTGCGCCACCAGCTAAAAGTAATGTATTTGTATCGTAATAACTACTAATAACTCCTATATTATATGATAAAAATATAGTAAATAGCGATAATATAATATAATTCCATGGTTTTTTTCTCGCTATAGAGGTACAAGCTAAAATAATCATTAGAACAAATTGAAAAATAATACTAGTAATTAACATCGCTTCTCCATTTGTACCTTGTATGTAATCTTTAATTTTTTGATTGTAAACAAATAGAGAACATATGCCTACGGTAAACATTAGTTGTAAATATAGAATACTGTACACTTTTTTGATAAATAAATTTCTATTTGTTATTGTACTTTCATAACTAGGAGGTCTATCTAATAATCCGGTTTCATAATCCATTATTTTTTATGATAAAAATTTCTTTAAATAATTTATTTCAATTTGTTTTATTATACCAAGTATAGAAAGGTAAATAGTCATACCATGTATGTACATATTCAGTCTCATCAGATTCTTTGGTTTCATCTGATTCATTAGTCTCATCTGATTCTTTGGTTTCATCTGATTCATTAGTCTCATCTGATTCTTTGGTTTCATCTGATTCATTAGTCTCATCTGATTCATTAGTCTCATCTGATTCATTAGTCTCATCTGATTCATTAGTCTCATCTGTTTCATCCGATTCATTAGTCTCATCTAATTCTTTGGTTTCATTTGGTTCTTTGGTTTCGTCTGATTCTTTGGTTTCATCCGATTCATTGGTATCCTTTGGAATATAAATATCTGATTTAATAGGTTTTTCAGATTCTACAACATCTATTACTTTTGTATATTTACTAGGGATTGTACATTTTGTTGAAAATTTACATTCTTTCTTAGAGTTATAGACAGTTGTTGTACACGAAGCAATTGGATATATCGGAGTTGGTTTATCGTAATTATTTAAATTATTATTTACGAATTTATATGGATAAAAATTTTTAGAATTTTCCTTTTTTTTCTTAAAAATTGTGCTATTTCTAGGTCTTAATGGATATTTATCATTTAAATTATATATTGGTATTTTATTATCATTTTTGTTGTTTTTCTTTATTATATGAGTGGGAAACATTTATATTATAATAAAATATTTTATTTGTGAGATTTATACTAATTTTTATTAAAACTATCAGTAATATTCATTTGTAAATTATTAGAATCTTTTTTTTTTCTACCTCTTTTTTTCTTGGGTTCTTTTTTAATAGTTGATATTTCTTTTTCAAAATTAGTGTTTGCAATATTTAATGTATTTGATTCTTCATTGCCATCTGATGTTTCATTATTAGATTCTTCGTTAGATGATTCATTCGATGCTTCATTGGATGATTCATTAGATGCTTCGTTATCATTGGATGCTTCATTATCATTAGATGCTTCGTTATCATTGGATGCTTCATTATCATTAGATGCTTCGTTATCATTAGATGCTTCGTTATCATTAGATGCTTCGTTATCAATAGATGCTTCGTTATCGTTAGATGCTTCGTTATCATTAGATGCTTCGTTATCGTTAGATGCTTCGTTATCATTAGATTCTAAACTATTTGTTCTATTTAGAGAAATATCAATTGATTCATTATCCGAAATATTATCAATTACCAATACATTATTCTTTTCATTGCAGCTATTCGATTGTTGTAAATTATCTAATACTTTTTTTATAGATATTAGATCATTATCAATACTATTAAATTTGTTTGTGTAATCATTTTCACACACAGATAATTGCTTACAAATATTTTCTTCTATATTTAAAAGTTTAGAATTAACTGTTTCTATTGAATTTCGATTTTCTTGTACATAATCTCTTAATTTTAAAATAGCTTGTTTAAGTTTATTTATTTCCATTTAATACAATATAACAAAGTTTATTCTTTAAATTAATATAGTTGATGATTCTAAAATTATTTTTCTTAAATATGATTCTTTAGTATTTAATATTAAATTAATTGCATCTATCAAATTGTTCATTTTATTTATATCTTTTTTATTATCCGCTATTTCTAACAATAAGCTATTAATAATATTTATTTCTCTATCACTCCATAATTTTTTTAATTCTTGATAAATTATATTATTTGTATCATCATTTAATACATCATTACTCTCTATTTGTGTTTTCTCAATAATATTAATATAATGTTTAATGGAGTGAGATATAGTTGAATTTTTAGTATACGAGCTTGCTAATATTTCTAAACCATTTTTACTAAAAGTAAAAATATTTTTTACAGTTTCATTGTTAATATCATACCATTGTGTTGATTTAACTATAGGATAAAATAAATTATGTAAATCTTCTCTTCCGTCCCCTTGTGACCATCTAATAGGACCTTGTAAAAGATTTGGTTCATGAAATGATATGCTATTATTATTAATACTAATTTTTGTACCTATAGGTTTAAATGTTAATAATCCTAATTTAATTATGCAGGTTAAAGGGTCTAAAATTACATTTTTATTTTGTTCTTTTTTAAAAAATTTAGAAAAAAAATTATAATATTCTAATAAAATATTTGACATTATATATAAGTATCTAATAAAATTATTTAAGTAAATAAAAATTGATAATATTATTTTATTTATTAATAATATAAAATGATTATACCAGTCAGATGTTTTACATGTGGAAAAATACTAGCTAATAAATGGGATACATACAAGGAACTAGTAAGAACCGACCCAGAAAAAAAGCATGGTGAAAATTTATTAGTTTTATCATTAGAAAATATAAAAAAAACCCCAGAAGGGAAGGCTTTAGATAAGCTTGGCTTAACTTGTATAGGTTGTAGACGTCATATGTTAAGTCACGTAGATTTATTAGCCGATATATAATAATTTAATAAACACTTTGTATACTATTTTTTTTAAATAACAAGTTAGTATTAATAATAGATTATTAACACTAATTTAATATTTTCTTAATAATTAAATATTTATTATAGATATATGGATTATAAAAATAATATTTTTATATTGATAATACCTTTATTTATTTTTATATTTTTATTAATTAAAAAGGATAATAATAAGGAAACTTTTATTAGTAAATCTAATACTAATAATAGTAATACAATATTAATATCAAAAATTATTAATAGAAATTTATCTTCTACACAATCCTTTTTACAAAATAAAAATATAGATAATATACTTGATTTAGTTAATTACAGTAATGAATTAACTATTAAAGAAAAAAAAAGACTGGATGGTTATTTAAAACTAATAAAGGTATATTTATTGTATGATGATAAAATATTAATACTTTTAAATAACAATATACATGATATAAAGAATCTTTTAGATAATAAGCACTATTTATCTCCTAAGGAAATTTTTGGTTTAGAATATTATAGTCTTGGTAAAGTTCCATCTAAGTATTATTTTGAACTTATAAATATTATAAATTTAAGTCCAAATACTTCAAAAAAAGATATATATGATATCTTGATATTATTTGAATATTATGATATTCTTAATTTACGAAATAGTTTAAGTAATTCTGATATTACATTACAAATTAAATTGGGGAAAAATGGATGGATGTATAAAATATTGAAACATATTAAAGATAATAAATATAATGATACTATTTTAATTAAATATAAAATTATTGATAAAGTTAATGTTATAATAGATAAATTAGATATACAATATAAAACAGTAGATATTAATGATTTAGATAAAACTGATTTTTCCGAGATTGAATTTAAAAGTAATGAAGATAAATTAAAACATTTCAGAGAGAAATATCATAAAGAGTTATATGAAAAAGAGTACAAAACTATAGAGACATTAAATAATATTAGTAATATTGAATTAACTCCCAAACCTTTAGATTTTGATATTTTATTGAAAGAATTTTCAGACTCTATGATTAATATTTTAAATGAGTTAATAGTTTTATTTTCTGGTAATAGTAATCAACTAGAAAATTTAGAAATTGAACCATATATAGAGAATAGTGACTTAATTAAAAATAGTTGGAATAAATACATATATTATTTTAGAATGGTTGGTAAAATTCTTTTCATAAATGATAGAATATTATATTTTGGTATATTACTAATAATTTTATCAATAATTATGTTAATATCTAATAATTAAAATTAAAACCTTTTCTTTGATAAACACTATTAATATGCTCTAGTGCGATATTATAACATGCCATTCTAAGATTGATATCTTTATTTGTACTGTATTTGTATGCTTCATTATATGTTACTGTCATTTTGTGTTCTAATCTTTTTAATATTTCATCTCTATCCCAATATTCATATCTTTTATTTTGTAACCATTCATAATAACTAACTATTACCCCACCAGAATTAGCTAAGATATCAGGTATTATGTAAATATTTTTAGATTTTAGTACTTCTTCTGCTTCCAGGTCTATTGGACCGTTAGCAGCTTCAACTATTAATTTACAGTTTATAGATTTAGCTTCATCTCCACATATTACTAATTCTAAAGCAGCAGGAATAATAATATCACATTCAGTACTAAAAAAATCCTCTTTTGTTATTTTAGTACCGGAATTATAATTTTCTATTGAGCCATTTTCTTTTACATAATTTTTTAATTTGAATATATTAAATCCTTCTGGATTTTTTATATATCCTGAATGGTCTCCGACAGCAGTACAGATCAATCCTAAATAAGATAAAAATATTGCTGTATTTGAACCAACATTTCCGAATCCTTGAATAATATATGTTTTTCCACGTAAATCAAAATTGTTAAGTTTAGCCCAATTTTTGATGCACGTTACTACACCGAAACCAGTAGCTTCTTCTCTACCTTGACTTCCACCACATTGTATAGATTTACCTGTGAAACAACTTATATGTCCATGACTAATGGTTTGGTATGTGTCTGACATCCAATCCATAATTTGACTATTAGTTCCCATATCAGGTGCAGGTATATCTGTATTTATTCCAATATATTTGTATAAATATTTAGTATATGTTCTAGATATAATCTCCAATTCATTACTTGAAAAATCTCTAGGATTAATTTTAATACCACCCTTTGCACCACCATAAGGAAGTTTTTGTAAAGCTGTTTTTATAGTCATCCACATAGACAATGATTTAATTTCATCTAAATATATATGTTCACTAAATCTTAATCCACCTTTGTATGGACCAAGAATATTATTATGTTGAACTCTATAAGATTTTAATAGTTTAACTGTATTGTTGTCCAATTTAACAGGTATATTAATAATAATTTCATTTTTCGGTTCTTGTAAAATAGTTTTAATTTTATCATCAATATTACTAATCTCTAAAGCTTTATTTAACTGTTTTTGTGCTAATTCATATAGATTTTTATCGCAATTCATGGTGTATTATATATATATATAATTATATTTAAAATTTTACTTAAGATAAATAAGAAATATTACTATATAAAATTTATTATATAATAATATACAAATGGAAACATTTAATTATGAACTAGATACATGGAAAGTTATTGATAGTTATTTTAATAATAATATAAATTATTTAACAAAACATCATCTTGATTCTTTTAATGATTTTATTACAAATAAAATTCCATTAACAATAAGTCAATATAATCCACAAATATTATATAAACAATTAGATGAAGATTTAGGTGGATATAAATATGAGATACGTATATATTATGGTGGTAAAAATAATGATAAAATATATATTGGGAAACCTACTATATATCAAAATAATGAAGATGGTGAAAATCACAAACAAATGTATCCTAATGAGGCGAGATTAAGAAATTTATCTTATACATCTCATGTATTTTGTGATATAGATGTGGAATATTATATTTATACAAGTATAGATGAAGTACCAGAACCCATAACTACTACATTTAACAAAATATCTTTAGGTAGAATTCCTATTATGTTACATTCTAAACTATGTAGTTTACATAATACTAGTTTTGAATTACGTAAAGAGATGGGAGAATGTCCATATGACCAAGGTGGATATTTTGTAATAGATGGACAAGAAAAAGTTATAGTATCTCAAGAGAGAAAAGCTGAGAATAAACTTTATATAACTGAATCTGGCGAAGGTTTATATTCATTTTCAGCACAGATTAAATCAGTACCAGAAGATAGTTTTAAATATGCTAGAACAACTGTAGTAAATATGTTAAAATCAGATAACCGTTTTGTGGTAAGATTACCTAGTATTAAGTCAGTGATTCCTTTATTTTTAGTTTTTAGATTTTTAGGAATTGAATCTGATAAAGATATATTAAAATATATTTTATATGATTTAGACACAAAAAAATCTAAATTATTTATGAATATATTGCAACCAACTATTGAAGATGCTGGTCCATTTATGGATACATTATCTGCTACAGAATATTTGACTAGATTAACTTATGGTGGTTCAATAAGTCATTTAATGGATGTTATGTCAACCGATTTATTTCCACATGTAGGTGATAGTTTTACTAGTAAAGCATATTATTTGGGTCACACAGTGAATAAGTTAATTCACGTATATTTAGGTATAGAAAAAACAACTGATAGAGATAGTTTTATTTATAAAAGGGTTGATTTGTCTGGATTTTTATTAGCATCATTATTTCGTGAATCTTATAGACAATTTCAAAGGGATGCTAAAATAGCGATTGATACTATATATCGTTTTAATGGTGGTGAATACCAAGATGACAATTTTTCAAATATAATTAATGTAGGCACGATAAAAAAAATATTTAATGGGACTGTTATAGATAAAATGTTTATGACAGCTTTTAAAATAGGAACTATTTTAAATAAGAAGGGTCTAATTCAATCTCTTAATAGGTTAAGTTTTATTGGATATATATCACATCTAAGACGTGTAAATACACCTGGTGATATGATTATGATGGGTCAAAGAAAATTACATTCTACCCAATTCGGTATAATTTGTCCAGTAGAAGCACCAGATGGTGGTAATGTAGGTATAAAGAAACATTTAACTTTGTTAGCTCATATTACTTTCGGTTCAAGTTCTAAACCAATAATAAAGTGTATTAAAGAATATGGTTTAAGATTATTGGATGATATTAGACCAATTGATATTTTAGATTCTACTAAAATAATAATTAATGGTAATTGGATAGGTATTCATGATAATCCAGAATATTTAGTAAATATGTTAAAATTATTAAGGCGTAACGGTTTGATTAATATTTTTACATCAATTTCATGGAATATATCTACATCTGAAATTAGTATATCTACAGATGGTGGTAGATGTTGTAGACCTGTATATGTTGTTAAAGATAACAAACTTTTAGTAAATAATGAAATACTAGATAAAATAGGTTCAGAAGTATATTGGAATAATTTAGTAGGAGGTTTTAAGGATAAGAATACCGAATTTGATTATTATAATGATAGTTATTTATGTCCAGAAGATGAAAATTTTGCTAAAAAAGATTTAGAGACTCAACTTATAACCGACTCATCTATTTTAGAATTTTTAGATGTCGAAGAAGCGAGTACATCATTAATATCTATGACTGACAAAGATTTAACTAATACTTTATATAAATATACTCATTGTGAGTTGCATCCATCTATGATGTTAGGAGCAGTAGGTTTTACAATACCGTATACTAATTGTAGTCAATCTGTACGTAATGTATATGGTGCAGGACAATCTAAACAGAGTGTTGGTATTTATATAACTAATTTTAAGAATAGATTTGACACTTCTGGACATATTTTATATTATCCTCAAAAACCTTTTGTTAATACTAGATTAAGTAAATATGTATTTAATGATAAATTACCAACGGGCATGAATGCTATAGTAGCGATTGCTTCTTATTCTGGTTACAATCAAGAAGATTCAATAATTTTTAATAAGTCTGCTTTGGAAAGAGGTTTATTTCGTTCGTGCTATTATAAAAGTTATGATGATTTTGAAATGAGTGATTCTAAAGTAGATAGTGAAACACGTTTTTTTAGTCCATCAGAAAATCCACATGTGGAACTTAGAAAAGAAAATAATTATAGCAAATTAGATGAGAACGGTATAATAAAGGAGAAAACATATGTGTATGATAATGATATTATTGTTGCAAAATATTCTAAATCTGGTTATGGTTCGGGTGCGGTATATTCAGATTCAAGTATGACAGTGAAAGATGGTGGTTACGGAATCGTAGATAAAGTATTTTGTGATTATAATTTTGCTAATAGTTCTGAAAGAATATGTCGAATAAGAGTGTGTACCGAGAGAGAGCCTACATTAGGAGATAAGTTTGCAAGCAGACATGGTCAAAAGGGTG